CAAGATTGACTGGCGGCTGCCGGTGCTGATTGCGGTCTACACCCGTGGGCCAATCCCCGATCAGCTGGCTGATCCGATCATCGTCAGCCTTCACGCCAAGCTGATGGCTGACCGCACGCTTGGCGGCTTGGCAATGGACATATTCCCCGGCACGGTTGACCCGCAGATGGAGAAGGCCGATCAGCCGGCGCTCTGGACTGTCTGCACCTATAACGTCCGCTATCGCTCCAGCGTCACTGATCTGACCACCTAAAGGCGCTCCATAGCCTGCTGTTGGCGTTAGCACCTGGCGATCGTGGCGAAGGAACTTCCCCCTCTCCCATCAGAAGGTGGCTCATACCTATTGGATGCCAAGAAAAACCAATGGGTACTGATCAAAGAAACGCCAGCAGACCTGTCTACCCCCGAGAGCACCAATGGCACTGACTCGCAAGCGCCTGCTGCTGGCAGAGATTGAAAGCACCTACGGCACTGATCCAGTGCCCTTGGGTACTGATGCAGTGCTGGTGTCGGCGCTCGAAGTGCAGCCGCTACAGCTAGAGCTCAAGGATCGTGAGCTGATCCTGGGCTATCTCGGTAACACTGAGATGGTTGTAGGTCAGCGCTTGGTCAGCGTCAGCTTTGACGTTGAGATCGCCGGCTCTGGCACTGCAGGCACTGCGCCGAAGTGGTCAGCACTGATGCAGGCGTGCGGATTCAGTGAGGCCATTGTCGCCAGCACCTCTGTCACCTACGCGCCAATCAGCAGCGCCTTCAAGGGCGTCACGCTGTATTTCTTTGCCGATGGTGTACGCCACAAGGTCACCGGCTGCCGCGGCACCTGGAGCATGAGCCTGGAAGTTGGCGAGATTCCCAAGATCAGCTTTTCTTTCCAAGGCATCTTCAACGCACCAACCGACGAAACTCAGCCGTCACCAACCTTCAGCAACCAGGCTGATCCGGTGGTGGTCAATTCCGCCAACACTGCAACGCTGCAGGTGCATGGCTACGCCGCCTGCCTGTCTGCCTTCAGCCTTGACCTAGCTAACGAGACACCATTCCGTCAGCTGGCCGGCTGCACCCAGCAGGTGATGATCACCGACCGCAAGCCCGAGGGCGAGGTCACGATTGAGGCGCCGACCATCACCGCCAAGAACTATTTTAGCGCTGCCAGCACGCAGACAGCGGGCCAGTTCAGCTGGGTGCATGGCACCACTGCGGGGAACATCATCACGTTCACTGCGCCGACCGCCACTCTGGGCTCCCCAGAATACGAAGACAGCGACGGCATCATCATGCTCAAGCTGCCCTTCATGCCGCAGCCAACCGCTGCAGGCAACGATGAGTTCACCCTTGCGCTGACCTGATTCATGGGCTTCATCCTTGAGCAAACGCCTAGCTTCTCCTGGCCAATCACAATCAGGGAAACCCAAGACGGCGGCCGCTACCGGACCCACACCTTTGAGGCAGTGTTCAAGCGGCTGCCGCAGAGCCGCATGGATGAGATCGCGCTTGATTACCAGCGCATCAAAAGCTATGCGGCACGCGATGAGGTGATCAACGAGCTGCCTACCAGGGCGATTGCTAGCGAGATCCTGATTGGCTGGACTGGCATCTTTGAGCCAGACAACACCACCCAGATCCCGTACTCAGAGGACATCAAAGCGCAGCTGCTGGAGATCTCAACAGTTGCCGATGTGCTGGTGACCACCTACATCGAGAGCGCTGAGAAGGCCAAAGCAAAAAACTAACAGGCGCTGTGGAGCATCTGCTTCATGGCAGCAGCGCCGATAAAGAGCTGCTTGCTGATGCGGCAGCCTTCGGCTTGACGCTGCCAGACGCAATGCTGGCGCCGAAGGTTTACAGCGTCTGGCCTGAGCACATGGACGTGATGGAGCTATTCATGCGGTGCATGACGCAATGGCGCTGCGGCGCCAGTGGCGTGATCGGTTTGGATTATGGCGTGGTGATGCAGATGGCTAGCCTGTATCAGATACAGGATCTGGCCCGCGTGATGGAAGATCTGCAGATCATGGAACTGCACGCACGCGACCTGATCAACAAGGAGGCCAAGTAATGGCACAGATGCAGGCGCTGCTGAAGATCAAGGCAGACGTTGAAGGCGAAGGCAAGATCAACGCTTTGGGCCGTGCGATTGGTGGGCTTAGCGGCACTGCCGGCAAGGTGTCTGGTGGGCTGAGAGGCATGGCTGACGCCGCTGGAGGGCTGGGCGGCGCGCTCCGTGCATTGGTCCCGCTTGCCACTGGTGCTGGGCTGATCACGCTGGCGAAGAACTCAATGGATAATGCCGCGAAGATGTTTGACCTGAGCCAAAAAACAGGCGTCAGCGTTGAAGCGCTGAGCAGGTTTTCAAAGGCTGCCAAGGTCAGCGGCACCGATGTGGAGGGTGTTACGAAGGCGCTGGTCAAGCTGAGCAAAGGATTGATTGAAGCAAAGAACGGCCAGGGCCAAGCCGGCGAAGCACTCAAGTCGATGGGGATCAGCGCAACAGATGCCAGCGGCAAGCTGAAAGACACCGATCAGATCATGCTGGAAATATCCAACAAGTTCAAAGCGATGCCAAATGGTGCGGAAAAAACCGCGCTAGCTCTGCAGCTGTTTGGAAGATCCGGCGCTGATCTGATCCCGATGCTCAACATGGGCGGCGAGGCAATCGGCAAGTTTGGTGCGATGACCACCAAGTACGCCGAAGATGCCAACAAGGGCGCGGACGCCATGGTGACCCTGCAAGGCAAGGTCGGGATGCTGGGCGGCAAGCTGGCCGTGGTGCTGCTGCCGTCCATCACTGCAATCACCGAGTCACTGGTGAAGCTGCTGGACGGCTTCAACGCGCTACCTGGCCCGATCCAGGGGCTCATCATCGGAATTGGTGGTCTCACCATTGCCTTGGTTCTCTTGGCTCCTGCCATTGGCGCAGTAGCCAAAGCATTTGGCCTGCTAAGTGGACTCAAGATCGGCGCAACCATTGCTGGGTGGGCTCCTGCAATTATCCCCCTTAAAGCCGCTCTGGCGGGATTTCTTACTTGGGTAGGCAGCACGTTTATCCCAGGCCTGCTGGCCTTCTTCTCCGGCCCTGCCGGCTGGACCGTGCTGGCAGTGGCTGCCGTGGTGGCAATGGTAGTGCTGTTCCGCAAGCCCATTGGCGACTTCTTCAACTGGCTAGGTGATGCGATCTCGAAGGCGTTCAGCGGGCTAATGAAACTGCTTTATCCGATCTTTGTGCAGCCATTCATTGACATCTGGAACAACGTGCTGCGTGCTCCAGTCACAACGCTCTTCGGCTGGATTGTCGGCTACATCAAGTTCAGTATGCAAACGGCCTATGCGCTTGCCTATCAAGTATTCGTGCAGCCATGGGTAAACCTATGGAATGTCGTGCTGCGCCAACCTGTCACCGCTGCGATTACATGGATTCAAGGCGCATGGACGGCCATGGTTGAGTTCCTGCCTAAAGCAATGAACACCATTGGCGACAAAGTGAAAAGCATCTTTACTGGTGTAGTCAACACAGTCAAAGGCGCAATGCGCAACGTGCTGCAGTTCATCGCTAATGCTGTTAACTCTGTGGGCAAGCAAGTAAACAAGCTGATCGCCGCCTTTAACAAGCTGCCAGGGCCTAATATTCCCTACGTTCCAATCCTCAAAGTTCCCCAGTTCGCCCAGGGCGGCGTCGTAAACGGCCCCACTCTGGCGATGGTTGGCGAAGGCGGCGAGAGCGAGTACATCATCCCAGCCAGCAAGATGGCAGCCGCATCAGCCAATTACCTCAACGGCGCTCGCGGTGGTGCGGTGATTCCTGCGTTTGCCAATGGTGGATATGTCGGCGGCGGCAATGCCCAGATCAACGTCACCACCGGCCCGGTGCTGCAGCAGGGCGGTCAGCAGTACGTCACCATGGCCGACCTGGAGCGCGCCATGCGCAAGACCGCTGATGGCGTTTACAGCAGCCTGCGCACACCAGCAGGACGCTACGCCGCAGGAGTGCGCTAATGGCTCGCGGTCAATCCCAGTACCTGCGCATCTTCTCTGGCGCCACCACCTACCAGCGCTGGCAGTCGTACTACGTCAACTCCAGCGTCAGCTACGGCGGCGCCGTCTGGGCCTATCAGCCATTTGATGCTGATGGCATCACCGCTGGCGAGGTGCAATCAGAATCGTCAATCTCGGTCACCCTGCCGGCCACCACCAACGTGATGGAGGTGGTGCTGCAAGCGCTGAATGAAGCGCGGCTGGCTGAGCTTCAGGTCTACGAGTTCGACACCCTGCTAGGCAACAGCACCCCACAGGCTGGGCAGACGCTGATCGCGTCGTACCTAGGCGAGGTGGTTGGCGTGTCTGGTGGGTTCACATCAATCCAGATGCAGCTAGGCAGCAGCCTGTCACCAGTTGGCGCTCAAGTGCCGCCACGCACATTCTCCACCCGATTGATTGGAGCTCCCTGCAAGTTATGAGCATCATCGGCAGCGATCCCCTTGCCTTCCTGACCGCTCTAGGTGGAGTGGTTGGAACACCGCTGACCGAGAGCGGCGCCAGTGGTGCTGACAACCTGGATCAGAATCAGCGCAGCGCAGTCATAGGTGCACCGATCCCGATTGTGTTCTGCCGCCGCACTGGTGGGGCTGGTGGTGTGCTGATCAGTCCGCCGGCAACAGAAGCCAGATTCTCAGATAACGCCTCAAGCAACATCACCGCCAGTTACCACCTGGTCCTAAGCGAGGGCCAGATTGACTCGATCCAGGTGCGCGATGTATTTCAGCGCAGCTGCCGGGTGGGCAGTTTCACCCAGACCTATGACCGGCGTGCTGGCACCTTTGTGGCCGGCAACTTCATTGACAACACGCCAAACCTAGAAGCGCCCGGATACTGCGGAACAGGTGGCACTTATGAAGGGCTGAGCACGATGGCGTTCTCGGTCACTATTCCGGCGGGGTTCGACCAATGGAACCGCCAGGTGCATTGCTTCATCCGTGGCGGGATCTACATCACACGGCTGCTCGATAGCGTCACCGGCCCCAGCAACAACGTGGCCGATCTGCTGCTGTATCTGCTGCGCAATAGCTCTAGGGTGCCCGAGGCGATGATCGACACCGCCACCAGCTTTCTGTCAGCAGCGACATTCACCAACACCAACGGGTTTTGGTTCAACGGCGTGGTGAGCGAATCCACCAACCTGCGCGATTGGATCAGCGGCACCCTTCAGTACTTCCTGCTGCGCCAGGCACGCATCGGCGGCAAGGAAGCACTCAAGCCACTGGTGCCAACCAACGCCAACGGCACCATCAAGACCACAGCAGTGAGCTGGGTGTTCACGTTCACCGAGCAGCACATAATCCCAGACAGCTTTGAGATCACCTACACACCACTGGCAGACCGGAAGCCGTTCTGCGCTGTGATGTTATGGCGGCAGCAGGATGATTTAGGCATCCCCGTAATGCGCAACACTGAGGTGCGTTACACCGGCACTGCGGTAGATGGACCCTACGAGCAGCACGACCTAAGTGGGTTCTGCTCTACTGAAAGCCACGCAGTCAAGGTTGGCGCATACATCCTGTCAAAGCGGCGGCACGTTAGCCACCGGCTACAGCTTGGCGTAAAGCCTGATGCGTTTAACTCGACGCTAGGTGCTGGTGACCTGGTGCGCGTCAAGCTAGAGCGCATTGCATCCACTGGTGCGGATAGCGTTCATGACTATCTCTACGAGGTGGACCGCATCGGCAAAAGCATTGGCGGTGAGGTGCAGCTTGATCTGACGCACTTCCCGGTTGATATTAACCTAGCCAGCATGGTGGCACAAGAAGTAAATAGCGCCACTGGCAGCG